AGGAAGAGGTGCAGACCTTTTAATTATTGATGACCCACACTCGGAGCAAGATGCTTTGAATGCGGATGCATTAGAAAAAGCATACGAGTGGTACACCTCAGGTCCACGTCAACGTTTACAACCGGGTGGAATTATAGTCTTGGTTATGACAAGATGGAGTACAAAAGATTTAACAAGTAAACTCATTAAAGCATCTTCAGAACCTAAAGCAGATAAATGGGACATCATTGAGTTCCCTGCAATCATGCCATCGGGTGAACCGGTGTGGCCAGAGTTTTGGAAGAAGGATGAACTGCTTGGAGTCAAAGCATCTTTGTCTCTTGGTAAATGGAATGCACAGTGGATGCAAAACCCAACATCAGAAGAAGGATCTTTAATTAAACGAGAGTGGTGGCAGAACTGGGAATCTGAAGACTTACCTCCGCTTACTCATGTTATCCAATCTTACGATACTGCATTTATGAAAAAACAAACGGCAGATTATTCTGCAATCACGACATGGGGTGTATTTTATGATGACAGGTTTAACGGACCACAATTGATGTTACTCGATGCGTTGAAAGATAGATACGAGTTCCCCGAACTTCGCCGCGTGGCAAAAGAACAATATGATTACTGGACGCCCGAAACGGTGATTATAGAATCTAAAGCATCAGGATTGCCATTAACCTATGAATTACGCCAGATGGGGATACCGGTGGTAAACTTTACACCGAGCAAAGGAAATGATAAACATACACGTGTTAACTCAGTTGCACCTCTATTTGAAAGTGGATGCATATGGGCGCCCACCGAGAAACAATTTGCTCAAGAGGTGATTGAGGAGTGCGCAGCGTTTCCATACGGGGATCATGACGACCTGGTGGACTCGACAACACAAGCCGTCATGCGATTTAGACAAGGAGGCTTTCTTGAACACCCTGAAGACTATGTGGAAGAAACTGTTGAACAAACCCCTAAAACGTACTATTAATGTGCTTACGGTCCTACCGACCGTAAACGGAAAAATTATATATGGGCAAAATAGCAGAAATAGTACAAGCACTGATCAAGGTCTTCGTCAGAAGCAACAAGCGTTTTCCGCAAGGAACAGAGCTCAAAGAAATTCAAAGTCAAGCCAGACAGGTTTTAGACGGAGCGTTAACTCATAATTTAGATCAGGCAAAAGGTAAAAATTTAGACGACATTGATGTCATGGAAAAAACCATAGAAAAAAATGCAGATCAGTTGATTGACGATTATTTATCGAATGAAGCAACTAAAGGACGAATGACTTCAGAGCCACCAACCTTTACTGTGGTTGATCAAAGAAAATTACCAAGAGCAGAAATTGAAGCTTTACCTTTAAAGGATAAAGAAAAAGCAGAAGCAGCCGTTAAGAAAAAATTAGAAGCACAAAACATACAAGCAAGACAATCTAAACAAGGGGGTGAGTCTGGAGGCGGGCCACAACGAGGTAAACCCGAACTTGTCGATAAAAATTTTGGAGATACGATTTACATAGACAGACGTGAAATGAAGATATTAATGAGTGATGCACAAGATAAATTTACCCAGGCTGACCGTGCAATTGCAAGAGGTGATTATGATGAAGCAAGAGGTATTTTAAGATATGAGATTGAAGACAATTTTAAATTACCACAAGCCACTCGAGACGCCGCGTACGATGCTAGAGTGTTTCTACGTCGAGGCGAGGGGCTCGCAAAGGATATGGGTTTTGACACACCAGAAGAAACTTTACAAGCGTTACAAGAAAAAATTGACGAGGGTCTTCAAACAACTTTTCCGGATAACTATCCAACATTTACAAATCCAGAAGATGCATCCAAAATGAAAAACATCGAGTATGTTGATTTTTTAGATGAGGCAGGCGAAGACTTTGGAACACCTAATTCTATTGTTTCTACACCAGAAGATATTGATTATGAATTTGCAACAGGTGGCCGTGTAGGTTTTGAAAGTGGAGGTATTGGAAGTACAAAAGATTTTATTGAAAGCACAGGTGACTCTGAACTCATGAATATTTATATTAAAGTTATGGACGGAACTTTACCTGAAGCAGCTTTAATTAAGGCTTTAGAAAAAAAAGGATACAAAACTTATGCAACAGGTGGCCGTGTGGGTATGTCAGCAGGTGGACTTATAATAAAAGCGATTAACAAACTTGTAAAAGCTAAAAAGATGGGTGCTGAACGAGCAGCAGATCTTATTGATCTAATGGACCAAGCAAAAAAAGCTGGCATTCCAATCAAGAAGATGAAGGATTTAGAAAACTTTGAAAAACAGATTCGAAAAACGGGCGGCAAACTTTATGAGTCTAGAAAAAAATATCCAGGTGTTGAAGGAGAAAAATCAGGATTACCTGTTATTTTAAAAGGTAAAGCACCAAAAACTAATTTAAAAAAAGTTAGAGCAAGAGTAGACGCTGATAAGAAAAATATTCAAGAACTAGCAGACAAGAATCAAATCCCTGTTAAGCAAGTTGCACCAAAAGCAACATCAGAAGAAAAACTATATGATGAATATATTTATTATAGAGATGAATTAGGAAACTTTGAAGGATCTTTTGATGATTTTATTATTGCACGAAGAAAAGCAGGATCTCTTTATGCAGAAGAAACACCTCTTTCAAAAGAAGCAGTTAAAAGAAAACAAAATGCTGAAGGCGGCCTAAATTATTTGTTAGGATTCTAATATGGAAGTTAGTAAATTTAGAAAGGCGATGAGACCTAAGAAATATCTCACGCGTGATTTTGTTGTGTACCAAGACCCTAAGAGGCTAGCGGCGCGCAGCGAGATGCAAGCAGGGGGAGTCGTGGAGCGAGAGGGTTTTAGCGTTGGACAAGGAGCTCGTACCGATTTAGGAGAAAAAGGAGTAAAAGAACTTCCTTCAAATATGAAAAGAATATTTGATATTGTTTACCCAGAAAAAAATTGGGAGGATTTATCATCTAGACAACGAGGGAATTTTATTTATGATTTTCCAAGAAGAGAAAAAATATTAAACTCTATTCCAAAAAATTATATTACTTTAGATGAACTAGCTGAAAAATTAAATATTAAAAGAATTTCAATTAATGAACCTAGAACAACTTTAGGTAAATTTATTAATCAAAATTTACAACCACAGAATTTTGGTAATATAACAGGAAAAGGTGGAGGATTTACAAAATACTATAAAGACCCTGGAGTAAGGTTAACTAAACAAATTTTAAGAATTGCAGGACAAGATGTTAGAATAGATAACTTACGTAAAAATACAGTTAGAAATATCAATAAACTTTATACTACTTATTATGATGATTTTTATAAAAAAGGATTAGTGCCAAATATTGAAGATATAAAAATAATGAGTGCAAGTGAGGCAGGTAATGCTACGACTAGATTAGCTCAAATATTAGACGGTAAAAAATTTAAAAATAAGGGTTTAGAAAAAATTAGAGTAAATAAAAAAGTAGCTAATAGACTTTTCGAAGAACTCAGTAAATTTCAGTTTGGTAATCCTTATCAATCTCAATTGTATAAAATTTCTTTAGAAACCATTGATCAAAAATTAGGAAATAAAAAAGGGACATTTAATGATTTAAAAAACAAAGCTAAAAACATTTTAAAAGAAAATAAAATTCCAATTTACGATGTAAAGTCAAAAAATCCATACGGTTTTAATATTAATGAAATTGCTGGAGTGACAGGAAGCGCTAAATCAAAAGCTCCAGAGTTTTCTCAATTTATCGATATTATGGAAGGAGAGTTAAATCAAAAAGACTTAGCTGCTTTTCAATCTGTTCTTTCAAGAGCCAGAGGAGATATTGAGTTAAACCCAAACGCTTTACAAAAACAAATGAGAAAAGTTAATTCTTATGCTTCAAATTTAGAAAAAAAATTTGATGTTCAATTACCAAGAATTAGAAAAGCAGAAGATATTACAAAATACTATACTCCAAAAAGACTTGAAGAATTAAAAAAACAAGGACTAGATATTGTGAGTGCATCAAAACGAGCAGGGTATACTATACAAATGCCAAAAGGTGCAGTCACCGCACAAGAGTTTGTAGAAGGTAAAAAAATACAAAAAAAGATAATTCAAGGAATTAATGAGTCTAGTCCTCAAGATCTTACAGATTTTATTTCAACTCTTGCTCCTGGATGTAAACTTAAATATGCAGACGGTGGCAGAGTTAATTATAGTACAGGTTCAGATTGTTATAATCGTGGTTTAGAAATGTTAAAACAAGCAAGTCAAGGAGATAAAACCACAGCACAAAAAGTCGGACAAAATTTAAAACAATTTGGTAAGGCAACAGGAAAATTAGCAAGGTTTGTAGAACTTCCTCTAGAGATTGCATTAGAGGGCGTATTAATTGGATGGGATTCAACTTTTAATGCTAAACCTTTAGCTGAATCAATTAAAGATAATGGTATTGTTACAAGAGCAATTTTCTCTGACTTTCAAACTTCAGGAGAACAAGATCGTGCAGCAAATATTGCTAAACAAAATCCTCAAGCTGCAAAATATGTTGAGGCTAAAGAAGCACTTGATGAGTATAACAGATTAAAAATTAACGTTGATGCAAACAAAGATGATCTAACATCTGTTGATGTCTATCAAAACGCTGTAAAAGAATTTGAAGAGCATGAAAAAAAGATTGAAGACAAGATTCCACAATACAAGGCAATGTTAACACCTGGTAGTCCAGAGTACGAAGCATTTAAAGAAGATCGTATTCAATTAGAAACAGACCGTATTGAAAAAACTTACGGAGATGCTCAAGCAATGGAAGAACTGATGCAACCTTTTGAAGGTGCAACAGATGTTGCGGATATACAAAAAGATAAAGCGGAAGAGCTTCAAGGAAACATAGAAAATGTAAGTTCAACTTATAATTTTGGTCCAACCTTTGAAGAGTTTAGAAAAGAATTTCTCCCAAAAATTTATAAACAGACAGGTTCTGAAAAAAATCCACGAAACGATGCATTATTTGAACAATATTTAAAAAAACAATATGATGATAATTTAAAATTATTTTCTCGTCCTCAATTTTCAAAAGGAGGATTAACACGAAGAGGATTTTTAAAAGTAATAGGTGCACTTACTGCGTTAGCTGCAGTAGCTAAAACAGGCGTTATGAAACTTACTTCACCTGTAGCTAAAAAAGTTTTAAAAGATGCCCCTCAAGGCACACCTGATTGGTTTGCACCCCTTGTAGAAAAAATTATGAAAGAAGGAATTGATATTTCAGATAAAGCAGCAACGATTGAACGACAAGTAGTGAAAGAATTAAAAACTCCAGATGGAACATATACTATAACAGAATCACCAGATACTGGAGAAATTATTGTTTCAGTGGACACGGGAGCTGGAGTTAATGATTTTCCTGTAGATTTTACTATGACTCCAAATAGAATAACAGGTGTTGCAGATGATGGAACACCTATTACTGAATTTGGTGAATTTAATGTTGTCGAATTTAGAGCAGAGGGCAGACAAGTGAGCCCTGATGGTGATTATGATATAGAGCCAGGAGAATATATAACTAATGATTTAGATGATGCAGCCAGTGATTGGCACTCTGTTGAAAAATTTGCAACAGGTAAAACAGATGAGATTGCTCAAAAGAAAAAACAAGACGGAAAAGAATTTATTGAAAAAAATCCTGGTGACGACATCGTAAACCGATATGGAGACTATGATCCACCGGAACCAGAGCCAGATGATTTTTATGATTAAACGATTAACCACAACGATACCTCCTAAATCAGGACCACAACCGCAGGGGGTTGAATATAACTATAATACTGTTAAAACAGTAAAACTGGAGAGAAAATATGGCCGTAGACAAAACGTTACCAAACATAAGCGAACAACCTGAAGAGACAACAGAAGACTTAGCGGTTGAGATGGAAGAGCAACTGCGTGAACAAGCAGACACGGAAGTAACTGAACTTGAAGATGGTGGCGTAGAAATTAACTTTGATCCAAATGCAGTCGCACAAGGACAAGAAACAGATTTTAATGCAAACCTCGCAGACTTTGTTGAAGAACAACAACTTGAAATGTTGGGCTCACGTTTATTTGAAAATTATTTAGATTACAAAAATTCTAGAAAAGACTGGGAAAGAACTTACACAGAAGGACTCGACTTGTTAGGGTTCAAGTATAATAATCGTACTGAACCATTTTCAGGTGCGTCAGGTGCAACCCACCCTGTTTTAGCAGAAGCAGCGACACAGTTCCAAGCTTTGGCGTACAAAGAATTACTTCCTGCGAATGGACCGGTTCGAACACAAGTGGTAGGATTACAAACTCCAGAAAAAACACAACAGGCTAATCGTGTAAAAGATTTCATGAATTATCAAATCATGGATCAGATGATGGAGTATGAACCTGACTTTGATCAGATGTTATTCTATTTACCTCTTGCAGGTTCTGCATTTAAAAAAGTTTATTACGATGACATGATGCAAAGAGCGGTATCTAAGTTTGTTCCAGCAGAAGAACTTATTGTGCCGTACACTGCAACCAGTTTAGATGATGCCGAAGCAATTATTCATAAAGTAAAAATTTCTGAAAACGAATTAAGAAAACAACAAGTGGCGGGTTTTTACAGAGACATTGATATTAAACCTGGTCAAAATAATTTAACAGATTTAGAGAAAAAAGAACTTGAACTAGAAGGCACTTCAAAATCAGGAAGAGACGAAGATGTTTTCACATTACTTGAGTGTCATGTTAATTTAGATATAGAGGGTTTTGAAGACGTTGACACAAACGGTGAACCAACAGGGATTAAGATTCCATACATTGTAACCATGGATGAAGGATCAAGAAAAGTTTTATCCGTTCGAAGAAACTATGAAGCAGGAGATCCATTAAAGAAAAAAATTTCTTACTTTGTACATTTTAAATTTTTACCCGGCCTTGGCTTTTATGGTTTTGGTTTAATTCACATGATTGGTGGATTATCAAGAACAGCCACAGCTGCTTTACGACAACTCTTAGATGCTGGAACATTATCAAACTTACCAGCAGGTTTTAAACAAAGAGGTATCCGAATTCGAGATGATTCTCAATCTATTCAACCAGGAGAGTTTAGAGATGTTGATGCTCCAGGTGGAAATATTAGAGATGCGTTTATGACTCTACCTTTCAAAGAGCCATCTCAAACTCTTTTAAATTTATTGGGTGTCGTTGTACAAGCAGGTCAGCGTTTTGCATCTATAGCTGACATGCAAGTAGGAGACGGGAATCAAGGCGCTGCAGTGGGAACGACAGTCGCGCTTTTAGAAAGAGGAAGTAGAACCATGTCTGCAATTCATAAAAGAATTTATGCAGCGCTCAAAAAAGAATTTAAATTAATGTCCAGAGTTTTTAAACTTTATCTACCCCAGGAATACCCCTATGATGTTGTCGGAGGACAACGTCTCATCAAACAGTCTGACTTTGATGACAGAGTAGATATATTGCCAGTTGCAGATCCAAATATATTCTCTCAGACACAGCGTATCTCCCTTGCGCAGACGGAATTGCAATTGGCAATGTCTAATCCACAAATACATAATTTATATCAAGCGTACCGAAACATGTATGAAGCAATCGGTGTAAAAGACGTTGATCAAATTTTAGTTCGACCACAACCCCCACAACCAATGGACCCTGCATTAGAACATATTAATGCTCTTGCAGGGCGACCATTTCAAGCCTTTCCAGGTCAAGACCATAGATCACATATTCAAGCGCACTTGTCTTTTATGGCAACCAACATGGCAAGAAATAATCCACCTGTGATGGCAGCGTTAGAAAAAAATATTTTTGAACACATTAGCTTAATGGCTCAAGAACAAGTTGAACTTGAGTTTGCACAAGAGTTAAGAACCGTTGCAGCAATGCAGCAGAACCCACAAATGCAAATGCAAGCGAGAATGATGTCACAAAAAATTGAAGCAAGAAAAGCACAATTGATTGCTGAGTCTATGGAAGAGTTTTTAAGCGAAGAGAAAAAAATTACTTCACAATTTGACAATGATCCTATTGCAAAATTAAGATCTAGAGAATTAGATCTTAGAGCAATGGAAAATGAGAGAAAAGAACGTGAAGGAAATGAAAGAATGGATCTTGATAAGATGAGAGCAATGATGAACCAAGAAAATCAAGACGAAAAACTAAAACAAAACGAAGAATTAGCAAAATTAAGAGCTAATACATCAATTGAAAAGACTATTTTATCTAAAACATTACCAAAAGCAGGTGATATGATGGGTAACATTGCTGTTATTAGAGGTGATAATGACTCAAACTAAGAAACAAGACCGAAAAATTGCAAAAGTTATGAAAGAGTTTAAAAAAAAGAAGCTTTCTATTGGAAAATCTGATAAAAAAGTTAAAAATAGAAAACAAGCGATCGCTATTGCTTTGCGAGAGGCAGGCGTAAAACAAAAAAGGAGCAAAAATGGAAAAACTAAATAAAATTAAAGAAGCAAAAGTTGGTGAACAAGAGATCCAGATCGATCCACGTTCTAAAACAACTTACAACGCTGCTTATAATCAAATTGCTACTGGTGGACCTGAGCTAGAAGTTCAAGGACAAGGCGCAGTGATTCCAGAAAAAAGAAGAAAATCAAAAGCATTTTAATTATGTGGTTATCGGCAATAAAATTAGCGGTTTCTGCTGGCAGTAAAATTTATGCCAACAAGCAAAGAACAAAAATGGCAATGTCGGATGCACAGCTTATGCATGCACAAAAAATGGCCCAAGGTCAGGAAGCTTACCAAGGAAAACTTTTAGAAGCTAGACAATCGGACTGGAAAGACGAGGCAGTTTTGATAATTTTAAGTTTGCCCGTGGCAATTTTGGCTTGGGCAGTCGTATCGGATGACCCAACCGCGATGGACAAGGTAAAATTATTCTTCGACATGTTCTCGCAGCTCCCGTCATGGTTCACAAATTTATGGATCCTTGTAGTGGCGTCGATTTATGGTATAAAGGGAACACAAATATTTAGAGGAGGGAAAAAATAATGGCAAATCCAAGATACAATCAACAAGTAACAAATAGACGTGGCGCTATGAATGGCGGACGTATGAAAAAAATGGGTGGAGGCATGATGAAAAGAAAAATGCTGAAATCAGGATCAAAACCGGATTTTTTAGATTTAGACAAAGATAAAAATAGAACAGAGTCTATGAAATCTGCAGCTAAAAGCATGAAAAAAAATCCAATGATGAAAGCTGATAAAACAGAACAAAAAGCGATGAAATCAGGTGTTAGTAAATTAAATAAAGGTCTTAGAAAATTTTTAGCAAAAAAAGGTAACAAGTAATGTTGAAAAAAATTAAAAATAAAATTTGCGAAATTGTTTGCAAGCTATTTGGTATTACACCATGTGTTTGTGATCACGATTGTGATTGCAAAGATAAAGCGAGTAAACAATAATGACTAAACTTTGTCCTAGAGGTAAAGCCGCAGCTAAGCGAAAATTTTCGGTGTACCCCTCAGCGTATGCAAATGCCTATGCCAGCAAAATTTGTGCAGGTAAAATTAAAGATCCATCTGGTGTAAAGAGAAAAGATTTTAAAGGACGTAAAAAAGCGGCAGGCGGTGGATTAATGGAAGCCACTGAGAGATTAAGAAGACAGGGATTAAAAAAGGGAGGCATTGCAACCGGTTGCGGAAAAGTAATGTCGAATAGAAGAAAAGTAACAAAGGTTTTTTAGAGCCATGGCTAAAAACGGTCTTGATAAATGGTTCAAACAAAAATGGGTCGATATTGGCTCAAAGAAAAAAGACGGATCTTTTTCTAAATGTGGAAGATCAAAACAAAAAGCAGACGCAAAACGTAAGTATCCAAAATGTGTTCCACTTGCAAAAGCAAGAAGCATGTCAGAAGGACAAAGACGTTCCGCTGTAAAAAGAAAGAGAGCAGTAGCTCAAGGCGTTGGTGGTAAACCAACAAATGTAAAAACAATTGTGAAAAGAACAAAAAAAGCAAACGGTGGACCAGGAGGAACAACAACTCCATACTTTGGTAGATCAATCAAAGGAAGTTATGGCGGTGTAGAACTATCAAATCCATCTTACAGAAAATATTATAAAGGATTAATTTAATGGTAAAAGGTTTAAAAAAAGTTGTTAAAGGTTTGCAAAAAGCATCAAAGACACATGCAAGACAAGCTAAGATAGTTAAAAAACATATTAAAAGAATGGGTAAGAATGGCAAGAAGAGATAAGATGCCAGCAAGAAAC